GCCGCGTCGTGTTGCATCACCGGGGCCACGCAAGACGAAGGTGAGCATCTCTTGATCGTGGCTGAAGCTGCCGACGACCCATAGCTCTCGGGAAATTGTGGCGGCCTCTGCCAGTGAGCTGATGTTGACTTCTTTGGTCGTTACCTCTGCGATGTACCGATTGTCTGCCGCTTCTTTGGCGTAGTTCAATGAGATGGCATTAACAGGAGTGACGAGGCTTGCTTCTGAACGCTCGCCTGCTGTTTGTCCAGCACCTTGTCCGTAACCAAAGGGCAAGAAGTCAGCCGAGCGATCCACGTAGAAGTTTTGCCACAAAGGGCTACGTGTAGCGAACGTATCACGCTCTCTGAACTGCAAATAGTTGACAGTTGCGATTGACATCAGCTTATCCCTACCCGTTTGCGAGTTTTGACGCTGTTCTGCAACGACCCGATCGCAAGCTCACGCCCTCGGAGTGCAGATTGTGCCGCCATGCGTTCAGCCTGTTCGCGGGTGACGTACTCAACATTGTTGATCACCTGCGATTCGTACTTGATGTTGAGGTTGCCAGGTGTTGATGCCATTTGCTCAATACGCTCTCGTTCGTAACGCCGGTCAAATTCTTTCTGTTGTGACATGATTTGCATTCTATTTTCCTGGATGCGCTCGCTTTCACGTATTGCAGCCCGTGTTGCTACTGTCGCTTCACGCTCAGCTTCGCTGTCGTCAGAAGCGGTCCCGCCATTCTCGGTGTAAATAGAGTCAAGGAAAGCCCTGTTCTGCGCTTGCAGATTTTCGTTCGAGGTGATACTGCCACTGCTAGATGGCATGAACAACTCAGGGCCGCGTTCGCCGACGATGTAAGGCTGGTTTGCGTTGACTGGGCCGCCGTTGGCGCGGGGAAGAATTCCACCGGCCCCAGCCATAAAACCGGAGATTCCAGACCCAGCATCAGACTGCAAGCTGCCGAAACCAGTCAGGTTGAATCCACTGCCAGCATTAGACCCGAGGCCAGGCAGCACTCTTGCGACACTATTCAAGATCGCCATTGTGATCATTTTCGCAATGATCTGATTTGCCATGTCAAGGAAATAGCTTCCAACCGACTGGAAGAAACTGGCGAGCGCTTCTTTGGCTGTAGAAGCACCACTGATTGCACTGGTAAACGACTGAGCAAATGCGTCGCCGATCGTGGTTGCAGCGCTCGTGATTTGATTTACCGGATCAACAAGCGCCTGAAGACTGGTCCGAAGCTCTTCTATGTTCTGCTTCAGTTGATTTGGCTGCAAAATGCTGTCAACGCCAGTCGGGAACTCCTGCGGCGTCATCGCGCCCAGCATCTTGCCACTCACATCAACTTCGCCAGAGAAGCCATAGCCCTTCAGCAGGGCCGCGAAACGCTTATTGGATTCTTCCTGAAGCGCAAGATCACGCTGCTTCTCCGCAACAGTTACCAGTGAAGCGGCATATTCCATAGCAGCTTCTCGCAGCTTTTCGTATGGATTCCCCGTGACCCTTGATAGCTCGTCAATCTGCTTAAGAAGATCCTCTTCCTGATCTATAGCCGCGTTGATCGCCTCGCTTGCTTTTAGATATATCGCCTCTTCCGCAGATGCACCGATGCCTTTAAACTCGAATGCTACATCCCTGAGCATCCTTCTAAGCTTTTCGCCAAGCTCAACGGCTTTCGCCTCTGCGGCGGCTATTTTCTTTGCTTGCCGCTCTGCCTCTTTGTCGGCATTGCCAGCCCCCGCCGTTGTAGCGGTGCTAGATAGCCTGCTTTCTGGTATCGACTCTTGTTCTTGCACTTGCCCCTGATCTAATTCCTTTCTCAGTCGATCACGCTCATCTCGAAGGCCTTGCAAATAATCCTGATATTCCAGTGCTAGCTGCATAGAAGTTCCTTCACTGACCAAGAACCTTCGTGCCTGCACTTCCGCTCGTGGCAGGATTTTTTGCTCAAGCGCAGCGAGACGTGCTGTTTTTCCAGCCAAATCCTGTCCTGTCAATCGGTTGATTAGACCGGCAACAGGAGTCAGCTTTTCAATAACAAAAGTTGCAAACTCTTGAAATTTGCGCCCAATTTCTGCAAGCGTTGGGCCTATCGCTTCTTGTAAATTTTCAAGAGCAACCTTTAATCGATCACCAGCACTGGCGGGGCCATCCGCAATTTCCTGCGCGGTTTCCCCATAACGCTTAAACAGCTCTTCTGCGAATACTTGAAAATCTTGCAAGGTAATCTTGCCATCTTCAAGAGCTTTATCCAACTCTTGTGGAGTTTTGCCAATAGATTCAGCAAATACTGTAAACGCACCAGGCAGTCGCTCACCAATTTGCTGACGCAATTCTTCTGCAGAAACCTTGCCTTTGCTAAACACCTGCGCAGTTGCAGTCAATGCAGCGTCTACGTCAGAAAGTGAGCCACCAGTCGCACGAACAGCAGAAACAATGCCTTTGAACGCAGTTTCGGTATCACGAACATTCCCGCCAGCACCCTGAACAGACGCTTGGAGGCGAGTGAACTGCCTGGTAACGAGAGACTGAGGAATTGCGAACTCTTTTGTTGTCCTGTTTACGACCGCCAGGGCTGCTTCATATTCAACCTGATTTGATGTAACGCCTCGCAAGGCAACGCGCAATTTTTCAAGCCCAGCGGAATACTCGGCGACAGCGCCCAAAGCTTGCCTAATCCCTGCAACCTGAGCGCCAATCGCTCCACCAACAATTGCCCCTGGAACACCTCCAACAGCACCAATCGCAGCACCAATAGCACCCTCAGGCCCGCCAAAGACTCCAGCGCCAGCAATCGTTCCAGCGATTTGAGCGCCAGCGCGAAGTCTGCCGCCGCCAGCCTTGCGCCCCTCAGCTTTCGCGAGCTGCTGATCAAGCTTCTTAATCTCTTCCGTAGCGTTCTTAAATTCTTTACTAGTTACATCAACAGATCGCCTTAGTGCCTGAAAGGCTTGCCTCTGCGCTTCCAGGTTGTTAATTGACTTTACAGTTGCGCTTTGCAGCTCCTTGATTTGCCCAGTCAGCCTGCCAAAATCATTGTCAGCACTTTTTGCCTCAGCGCTAATACGCCTAACAGCAGTCTTTAGTTGATTGAGGCCCTGCAGGTTCTCAATCTCGGTCCTAATTTTAAGTACCGTTGGATTTCCCTGTGCCATTATTTTTTCGCCTTATTCAGCTCGCCCAGTGCAGCGGCTTCCATGATCTGGATCTCCTCTAGCAACTGGCGTGGGTTTTCTACATCATAAAGCGCCATCAGGCCGCCCGCACCTACCAAGACCTCATACTTAAGCCCGACGTAGCCGCCCATCACAACGTTCCATTGAGTGGACATCCGCATGAACATCATCACGGATTCCCAGTGCTCATCCCATACCTCGTAATGCTCTGTTTTCGCTGCGCTCTTGCGCTGCGGCTTCAACCCAAAAGCCGCAGCATCATCGTTTGTCTTATCCTCGATCACCTTGCCGCCAGTGACCCAATACTTGGCGGCCCCGATCAGTTTCCCTCCTTGGCTCCAGCAAGCGCATCAATGTAGGTCTTGACGACGCTGCGGACCCAGCAAGCATCATCGCTTAGCTCCTTGAGAGCCTTCTGCGAAAACTCGATCGGCTTGCCATCCTCATCTTGAATGCCCTCCCAGCCGATCAGAATCGTCTTCAAGGTATCGAAATCATCTCCATCCTTCAGCTCGCTGACCTGCACACGCCTGAAAACCGCATCAAACGTCGAAGTCTCGAACACACCGCCATCAGCAGGCTCCTCAACAGCTACGGGCCACTTGAACGACTTAACCTTTTTGCGAACAAAAGCCATGGATCAAATTAGACTCCTGCAAACTATACAGCAATAAAAAAGGGACCGCAACGCGGTCCCCGAGGTGCTTCTCTCGATCAAGTATACACGAGGCTGAACTCGTCGTTGCCAGCGGTGGACGGGATCGCGGTGTAAGGGATGTTCAGCATCGCGATGCCATCCTGATCGCTGTAGGACACGTCGCCGATGTCGATCCGGGTGGAAGCGAAATCAACGATGTTGCCTGCAGTGGTGCCATGCTGGAACGTCAGGTTGCCCAGGGCGCTGTCGGTCAACGCAGCGGTGAAGTAGTTCTTGGATGCCATCGTGACAGCTTCCATCACCACCGTGCCGTTGGCGGAACGATCGGTCAGGAGCACCTCTTTGGTGCAGCCGATCAGCTCGCGATACACCAGCGTATTACCGATGTCGAAGGTCACCGACTGCAGGCACCCGGAGTAGGACAGCAGTGCAAACGTATCAGTGTTGCCCTCTTTGAACACCAGCGGAGTGGCCTGATTGGCGTAGGTAACACTCGGCAGTGCCGAATCATCAGGTGTGTTGTAGATGCCAGTGAAGGTGAAGTCGATCGTCGGGATCTCGCCCACATTCGCGTTAATCACGAACGTGCCACGGCAACCGGTGACCTTGTGACGCACACCATCGATGTTGTAATGGATGGTCACGGAGCCGAAGCTGCTGGAGACCGGTGCGTAGGTGACGCTCGTGCCAACAGAAACGGTTTCGCTCAAACCACAAGCCTGGAGGGCCTTGCCGTACTGAGGAGCAGTGCCAGCAGCGCCAGAGCCAGCCAGCTCGACACTGAAGGTGCATTCAACACGAGTGTTGGCGAGGAGCTGCTCCGATGCACCCAAGTAAGGGCGGATCAGATCGCGGCTGACGACATCACTCTGCAGAGGAGTGATGTTCAGATCCCTCACCAGAACGGCGTCGGCTCCGTCGGGAGTTGGATCCGTTCCGTACACCGATTCCGTCTCGATCAGAATCAGTCGTTTCCGTAGAAGAAGTGCCATTGATTTCTTGGGTGTCGGCGGGAAGTGTGCGCTTGATCAGAGTGCGTTTACCGGTTTCTGGATCGAGAAAATACGACCCACCTTGACCGCTGTACTCATCATTCATGGTAGTCCTTGCGCCTTCTCAAATCTTACTCCGTGGTCAAGTCCGCAACCGAGGTTCTATAAAGCACCTCGTATTCGCAACTAAACACACCAGCAGGCTTATCAGCATCAAAAAAATCAAAGTTAACGATGCTGGGCTGTACGTCAATCGCAAGGCCGCCAAGCGTGAGATCAGCCATCAGCTTCGAATGCATGGAATCGATCACGGAGTCAGCATCCGTATATGCATTGTCGGATCGCACCGTCACGACAACCCTGACCCTCAGCGTCCAATCAAGCTTCGGCAGTGACGTGAACTGCTGGCACGCATCGGTGACAGGCTCGATAATGATTGCCGGTGATTCGGGCCTCGCAAGCGCCGTAGTGCGAGATCGATACACCCGACCGCTCACACCAGCAGTGCTTGCCAGCGTTGCGGCGATCTGGGCAAGGATCTGTTCGCGCTTAGTGGCCATGATCAGGCACGCACCTCAACAGCGATCACACGACCACGCTTGAGCGTGATGTCTGTGGTGTTGCTGTGATTCGCGATTAGCAGCGAGACTTCATCGCCATCATCCAGCTCGACCATCCAACTGGTCACCAGCTTCGCCTCTTGCGCCCCGCTGCCAGTGAAGGCGCGGCATTCGGATTCATCGATCGCAGTGCCATTCTTAGCCAACTTCACGCCGAGCGTTGAATTGTTGCCATCAGTGGCATCAATGCTGCCATAGATCCTGAACAGCTTCGTGCCGCCGCTTGTATTGCGGAGCCCGAATGCGTCGTCAGTGCCAAGCACCATGCCATAGGCCGTGTCAGTGTCCAGCGTTGCTGTTAGGCCGGTGCTGATGTAACTGCCCTGGGCAATGATGTCGATCGTGCCATCGGTCATCTTTGAGCACTGACCACGGATCGCAACGCCGTCAACGTAGTAACTCAAGCCAGCCCAGGCGGTGCTGCCATCACCAATCTTGTAACGGCGGGTGTCAGTTTCCACCCCGATCTCACCCACCAACAGC